AACTCATCAGAAAAATCATTGCGGGAACCGACCCACTGAAAGCCTTAGCCTACTATGTAGGCCAGAAGGCAGGGGACGGAGAGATCGACTCAATCGTTCTCGACGGGTCTCACCTCCACTACCACGGGGAGCGCAAGTACCTCATATACCTAAAAAAGGACTCCACACTTATGCTGTGGAAGACTATCGAGGGTATGCCAGTTATAGTAGAGTACGACTGTAACTTCTAGTTGTAACCGACTTACAACTTTTATTTATTTTAATTAAACATATGATACCATTGTACCACATCCTAGTGCACATACCTAGCGCTGTAAACGACACCATCAAGGTGGGAGAGTCAGAGCTTTACCTCGACACTAAGTTCAACGAGTTCCAACACCGCACTATGAAGGCTAAGGTTGTAGGCATTCCTGCTAAGTTCAAGTCTGAGCTAGAGATAGGAGACTACGTATTCCACCACCACCACGTTGCGCTCAACGACACCCAAGTCGTTGACCCTAAAGAGAAGATATACCGCGTCAACTACGACCCCTTCGGTGGTCAGGGTAACCAGGCATACCTCATCGAGAAGCCCGACGGCAGCCTTATAGCTGTTGCGGACTGGGTGTTCCTAGAACCCTTTGACATTGATGCTGATAAAGAGAAGAGCTTCATAGAAATCATCACCCTCAAAGAGCCGGAGAAGCGCTGGGGACGTATCGTTTACGGAAGCCAGTGGCTAGAGGAAGAAGGTCTCGCTGTTGGCGATGTTGTGTACTTCGCCAAGGACGCAGACTACGAGATGGACATCAATGGCCGCAAGCTGTGGCGTATGCAAATCCACCACCTGATATGTCAAAAGCTGTAAAGTTCACAACAGTTACTGCTGCGCGTAACCTTATCTCTGCGATGGAGGCTGCAATCGGTAATATGACCGAGGAGATACGTAAGCCGGTAGACCCCGATTTAACGGGGTCCGCCCGCAAGGCAGAGCTGCAGGCCATCAAGGACACAGCACTCGCCTGTAAGGAGCTTATCGTAGAAAGGCAGAAGCTAGAGCAGCTTGTTGGCGACATCGAGGAGTCCGGATCCTTTGAAAAGGAGAAGGACTTCAAGGGAGGCTTCGCTGAGAGGATGGCAAGATAATGGCTGGGCTGAAGGTAATAGACAAGCAGGAGGTGATAAACATCTGTCCGAACAATTCGGACGGACCTATCATTGAGATAGAGTCCCTCAGCATCCAGTTACCAAAGCCAGAGCATTTTCTCTTTAGCGACTTGCCTAAAGAGCAGCAGATGTGGAAGCGTCAGGACATCCCTAGGGAGCTTGCGCAGATAAACTCTATGGACGACTGGTACGAGTCCCCCAGAGAGTTCCAGCAGAAGTGGAGCCCCTACATCGAGCAGGAGTTCAAGAGACGCAAGGAGGGGCTGTGGTTTATGAACAACGGTGAGGAGACCTACATCACGGGTCACCACTATATGTTCCTTCAGTGGAGCTCGATAGACATCGGATACCCTACGTACCTAGACTTCCAGCGTAAGCTGTTTGTCCACCTCTCGGCCTGCGAATCAGACCCTCGGTGTTTGGGTCAGATATACACGAAGTGTAGGCGTTCTGGGTATACCAATATGAGTGCAGCGGTGCTTGTGGACGAGGGCAGTCAGGTGAAGGAGAAGCTGTTGGGTATTATGAGCAAGACAGGAACAGACGCCCAAGAGGCGGTGTTCGGTTCTAAGATCATCCCCATATTCAAGGGCTACCCATTCTTCTTTTCTCCAATCATTGACGGAACCACTAACCCGCGTATGGAGCTCGCCTTCCGCGAGCCCTCGAAGAGGATCACCAAGAAGAACAAGACGACCTCACGAGGTGAGGCCTTGGATACTATAATCAACTGGAAAAATACCACCAACAACGCATACGACGGAAGCAAGACCCATATGTTGTTTCTCGATGAGGCTGGTAAGTGGCTCAATCCCAACGACATAAGAGAAGTGTGGAGAATCCATAGGACCTGTCTGCTTGTGGGTCGTAGGGTGATTGGTAAGGCGATGGTGGGGTCTACGGTAAACCCGCTAGACAAGGGCGGCAGGGAGTTTAGGAATCTTTACTACGACTCCGACCCTAACGACCGAAACGAGAACGGAAGGACCAAGAGCGGGCTGTACAAGATATTCATCCCAGCATACGATGCGATGGAGGGATTCTTCAGCCAGTACGGACTGCCAATTGTTGAAGACCCAGAGACTCCAATGCTTACCGAAGACGGAACCATAACCGAAATTGGAGCTAGGACGTTCTTAAAGAACGAGAGAAAGGGCCAGCAGAACAACAGCTACGAGCTCAACGAGATTATCCGTCAGTTCCCCTTCACCGAGGACGAGGCGTTCCGCGACTCGACCAAGAGTTCTCTGTTCAACATCCAGAAGATATACGAGCAGATACAACATAACGAGGAGCTGTACCCCAACCCTGTTGTTATCGGTAACTTCCAATGGAAAGACGGGAAGATGGACAGCGAGGTAATCTTCGCCCCCGACCCTAATGGGCGGTGGCGTGTGGCTTGGCTAGCACCTACCGATATTAGAAATAAACGAAAGGTTGAGAACAATAAAGCTGTTGCCCCCAACGGAGTATTTGGGGTTATGGGTGTTGACTCCTACGACCTTGACACCACCCTTGACTACAGGTCTTCAAAGGGTGCCTGCCACGTATACAACAAGTTCTCGATGGAGCACCCCTCTAATATGTTTGTCGCGGAGTACGCCTCACGGCCTCCGCTTGCCAAGATATTCTACGAGGACATCCTTATGGCTGCCGTATTCTACGGATATCCTGTGCTTATAGAGAACAACAAGTACGGTATCGCTAGGTACTTTGAGTCAAGGGGCTACGATGAGTACCTTATGAACCGCCCTGCACATCTAGCGTCTACCTCTTCAAAGATGAACGTAAAGACAAAGGGAATACCTTCCAACAGCCAAGATGTGATACAAGCTCACGCTCAGGCTATTGAGTCCTACATCCACGACCACGTAGGCCTCCACAACGAGACCGGTAAGTTCGGACGTATGTACCTAAACAGGACACTTGAGGACTGGATAAACTTTAAGATAGACGACAGGACAAAGTTTGACTTAACGATTAGCTCAGGGCTGGCGTTGCTTGCCGCCCAGAAGCAGGTCAAAGAAGTCAAAAAGACAAACTTCAACGATCGTGTTTTCTTCCGCAAGGGTAAGGAAATTAGGCGATAAGTTAAGTTCGTACCTTTGTCCATAAACTCCGATAAATGGATCAATACTCTGTAAAAAGTAACTCATACGACTCTACGTTCCCAGACCCTTTTGCCTCACACGATGTAAAGGTGGGAAAGAGGTACGGTCTTCAGTACGCAAAGGCTATATACGGCCAGTGGGGAAGCGCCCAGTACGAGGGGTCTCTGTACAGCAAAAGGTTCCGTGAGTTTGAAGTCTCTAGGGACTACGCCAACGGAACCCAAGACACATCCATCTACAAGCAGATACTTACCTCTCTTGACCCGAACAACGGTGATGGGTCTCTGGTGAACCTAGACTGGACACCAGTTCCTATCGTTCCCAAGTTTGTAAAGATTGTAGTCAACAAGATTCTGTCTTCCAAGTTCTACCCAAACATTGAAGCTGTTGACCCTTTGTCACGCAGTGAGAAGGACTACGAGAAGAACAAGATGAAGATATTCATCGAGAACAAGGACATCCTAAAGGAGGCGAAGGACTCAGGACTTCGCACCGAGGTAGACCCAGACTCTCTTCCCGATACTGCTGAGGAGACCGAAATTTTCCTTGAGACTAACATCAAGACCGCTGCGGAGATTGCTGCCCAGATTGGCATCAATTTAACACTCAGCTGGAATGACTTCGACGAGCGCATTTTTAGGCGCAATGTCGAAGACCTCGTCACCTGCGGTATTGCCGTCACCAAGCGTAGCAATGACCCCAACTACGGAATCGTTGAGGACTATGTAGACCCAGCATTCTTTATCCACAGCTTTACCTCTGACCCCAACTTTACGGATATAACCTACGCAGGCCACGTAAAGCGTATGAGTATCTCAGAGCTTAAGCGCACAGCAGGCAACCAGTTCACCGAGGACGAGTACGAGAAGATGGCAAGGACGGTTATGAACCGCTTTGGCAATGACTCTAGCCGACTGATGGGCTCTGGGTACGACCCCGGTATGGAGCGCTACTACTACGGATATGACGAGTACACCATCGAAGTCCTTGACTTTGAGTTCGTTAGCGTTGACAACATCATCTTCGAGAAGAAGGAGTCTCGTTTTGGAAACATTGGTTTCTACTACAAAGGCCACAAGTACAATGCCCCACAGCAGAGTGTGTATGATAGGGAGGCTGTTTATATGCAGAACCAGACGCTGTATGGTGGCAATTATATTCTAGGGACTGACTACATCTACGACTACGGGTTGAAGAAGAACATTCCTAAAAATGTTCACGACCTCACCCGCACACGGATGAGCTACAGCATTGTGGCCACCAACATCCGTAAGTCTATCCCTAAGTCTATGGTTAGCGGCATCATCGGCTTTGCCGACCAGCTGCAGATTACCCACCTAAAGCTCCAGCAGTCTATTGCCAAGGCTAAGCCCGATGGATTGATTATCGACATCGAGGGACTTGAGAACGTGCAGCTAGGACGTGGCGGAGAGCTACAGCCTCTGGACCTTCAAGACATCTACGAGCAGACGGGTATCTTCTACTACCGCAGTAAGAATCCTGACGGCAGCTTCCAGAACCCACCGATCCGTCCCCTTGAGAACGGCATCAGGAACATCAACGAGCTCATCACCATCTACAACCACGCGCTGCGTATGATTCGTGATGCTACAGGCATCAACGAGGTTATGGACGGAACGAGCCCTAAGGGAGACCAGCTTGTTGGCGTACGCCAGCAGCAACTGGCGGCAGGCAACAATGCTCTTGGGGATATTAGCAATGCAGCGATTGTGCTGTACCGCAGGATCTGTGAGGACGTTGTGAAGTGTCTTCAGATACTTCCCCCGAAGTCCATTCTATATAAGGCCTACGAGACGGCGATTGGCAGGGAGAATATGGCAGTGTTATCTAGCTTCTCTAATTTGCCTATGTACAACTTCGGTGTTAGGGTCGTCGCTGATATGAACGAGATTGACCGTATGTACCTCGAGCAAAACATCCAGGCCTCTATTGCCCAGGGCGAGCTTGACATCGAGGATGCTATTGCCATCCGTCAGTTGAGGGACATCGACCAAGCCGAGAGGCTGCTTATCGTGCGCCGTAAGAAGCGTATGAAGGTCCGTCAGGAGATGGCCCAGCAGAACTCTCAGTTCCAAGCTCAGGCCAACGCACAGGTGGCTCAGGTGACAAGCCAAGCCAAGATGCAGGAGGACCAGATGAAGGCACAGTTAGACGCTCAGAAGATTCAGCTAGAGGCTGAGGCTAAGGCTCAGCTGCTGCAGGTAGAGTACGGACTTAAGATGCAGTTGGCTCAGCTGCAAGGAGACTACGGAATCAAAGAGCAGCAGATCGAATCTGGTGTACGCCAGACTGCTGATCAAGAGGCTGAGGACCGCAAGGATAACCGCATTAAGGAACAAGCAGTTGCGCAAAGCAAACTAATTGCCCAGCGCAAGGGAGACCGTGCTGAGTTGCAGAAGCAAGACCTCGAGGGTCAGGAGGATATTGTGGATATCATATTGAATCAATAACTATCTTTGTAGGGCATTAGCGTTGCTCTTTAACCTTTAACCTTTACCATTGTGAGCTATTCAAATATTACCAACCCAGTAAACTACCAACTTCAGGCATTCGGTCAGAAGGGATTTAGGGTAGTAACCTCAGCATTTACTCCTGTTAGCGGAGAATTCTACCGAGCATTTACCATAACCAGCGACGCAGTGGTCACCGCTACATCGGTAGAGGGGGATAGCCTTAGCGCTGTAACGCTACTTGCCGGAACAACAGTTTACGGATTGTTCAGCGCAATTAGCGTTTCCTCTGGAACGGTAATCGCCTATATCGCATAAAGATGATTGGTCTCGGTTTAAGCATAAGCCTAACCCCTTCTGGTGCTGGATTCCTTCGCGGAGCAGCTCAGCTAATCTACAATGACTACTACAACCGAGTAACGGCAGATGGTGGTACTGTGGAGGGGGAGTCTTGTTTTGAGCGTGCTGTATTCCTACTTGGTGTTCGTAACACCGTCAACTACATCGACCTAATCTTCCAAAGATGGACTGCCGACGGCGGCACCATAGAGGCGGAAGATTGCTTTACAAATTCTTTCTTTGCGCTAAATCAGTGATGGAAGAGTGGAAAGATATAGTTGAGGAAATGTTTTCTACACGTTATGCGGTAAGTAACCTAGGTAGGGTAAAGCGTAAGGAGCATTCTGTTGAATTCTTGCTCAATAACAAGACTGAAACCGTACGTAGATACCCAGAAAGGATTTGCACTGTTTACATAGACTTTCAATACAACTATTATCCCACCGTTCTTCTTTACGACTCGGAAAAGAAAAAGTCAGTTCCTCGTTCTATTCATTCTCTTGTTGCCAAGGCTTTTTTAAAGAAAGAGCCACATCATCAGTGTGTGAACCATAAGGACTGCAATAAGGAGAACAATAATGTCGAGAACCTTGAATGGTCAACGATTAGAGAGAACACAAAACACGCCTACGACAACGGATTATTCTCTATGGAAAAAGCTTGGGCTGCGATTAGAGGTAAAAAGTCAAACAGTGCTAAGTCAGTTTATCAATACACAAAAGAAGGTACCTTTGTAAGGAAGTTCGAATCTCTCAAGAAGGCTGCTGACTTTTACGGTGGTAATTATTACTCTGTGTCAAAGGCTTGTCAAGGAAAAGTAGAAACATATAAAAAACACATTTGGAGTTATGAGCTTTTATAGTGACGCATCATTGGTTTTAATACCATCTGGCTACAAAGACCAGAAAATTTATTGTGCAAAGCCGACAGACGGTAGTGCTGATTTGACATTCTCAAGGGCCTCAAGCGCAACCCGTGTTGCAAGCAACGGCCTAATTGAAAAGGTGCGGAGTAATCTTATTTTGTATAGTGAGCAATTTAACGATGCTTCGTGGTCTGTTGCTGTTAATGCAAGCGTAACCGCTAACGCTACAACCGCACCGAACGGAACGACTACGGCAGATAAGATTGTAGAGGATACTGCCACATCGCAGCATATTATTGGTCAAACCCCGACCTCAATAAATAGCGTTGGTCATACCATTTCGGTTTACGCAAAAGCGGCTGAGCGTTCTTTCTTGTTTTTGTTTGAAGATTCGGCTGGCGGTCGGAATGCTTATTTTGATTTATCAAACGGAACCATAGGAACTCTTGGGGGTTCGGCTACGGCATCAATTACATCAGTAGGAAATGGCTGGTATCGCTGCTCTGTTACTTACACCGCAAGCGGCACTTTGGTTCGTATGCGAGTTGCACCAGCAACTGCAAATGGTACCAACTCTTATACTGGCGATGGAACAAGCGGCATCTTTGTTTGGGGAGCGCAAGTTGAGGTTTCCGACTTCGGAGCAACCGACTACATCGCCACCACCACCGCAGCGGTATCAGTTGGCCCAGTGAGCGGTTTACCCCGTTTGGATTATTTGGGGTCTACTTGCCCTCGCTTGTTGCTGGAGCCGCAGCGGACTAATTTAGCCTTATACTCGGAGCAGCTAAACAATGCGGCTTGGGCGGCAACAAGGGCAGCTTTTACTGCGAACCAAACAGTTGCACCCGATGGTTACACGAGTGCTGATTTGTACACGGATG